TAAATCAATTTTAACAGACTTAAACTTAAACCAGAACGAAGCACAAAACCTCGTTATGCAAAATTTAGCCGCTGCTCCGGCAAGTCCTAAAGCTGGACAGCATTATTTTAACACGGTAGATAATACAGAATATGTATGGAATGGTACTGCTTGGGTTGATGTTCTTAATATCGGAGAAGTTCTTACTTTTACCGCTCCGTTGGTAAAAACAGGTACAAACGTCGCAGCCAACATTGATACAGTAGTTGGTACTAATGCGGACTATTTGGTAACTTCTGGTGCAGTAAAAACAGCTATTGATACCGCTGTAACAGGCGCTTTGATTTATCAAGGCTCTTGGACAGCAACAGGACAGACAGACTACTCAAGCATTACATTACCTGTTAAAAAAGGTTATATGTATGCTGTATCTGGTTCGGCAACCGTAGGCGGTGTTGAATGGAACGCAGGAGATTATTTGGTAATCAATAAAGATATTGCCTCTGGTGGTACAATAACATCTTCTGATGTTGATAAAATCGATAACACAGAGGGTTCTGACATTGTCCGCTTGAATGCAACTCAAACCTTAACCAACAAGACAATTGATGCCGATGATAATACAATCTCGGATTTAACCACTTCGAACTTAAAATCTGGTGTATTACAAACAACAGTAAGAGCAAGCTCAAGTGCAACCGATACCACTATCCTTTCGGAAAAAGCTGTGGCTTTGGCAATAGAAGGAAAGAAAGCAACCTTTACAAACCCTGCATTGACGGCTTCAAGCGGTATTTGCACTTGGACGATTACAACTTCATTAAGCCCTGATTGCATAATTGCAATTCGTGAAACATCTGGCGGTGCAGAAGTTATGTGTGATGTAACATACGGAAGTGGCTCAATCACGGTTAAAATTAACTCAAGCTCAAACATTTCAGCAGGAACTTATAGTGCGGTTGTTCTTGGCTAGGAGATAGCTGATGACTAAATTCTTAAACATTTCTACAGACAATACATTAGGGGGTGCTTCACCCTCTGATGTTGTTGTAGCAAGCCAAAAAGCAATAAAGGAATATGTAGATAATCAAGGCGGTGGTGGCGGTAGTGTTGCTATCGACAATGTTTCTATAACAAAAAATTCAAGTAATGAAATTCAGACTGTCGGTGTTATCAACCAAAACAACACGACAACAGCTTTGAAAGTATGGCACGGAACACAAGCCGAGTATGATGCTCTTGCCACTCACGATGCCAACACAAGATACTATACAGATGGTGGAATTGATACAAGCCTGCTAGATGTCTTATATCCTGTTGGCTCAATCTATATTACAACTAATGCCGCTTGTCCTTTATCAACTTTGATAACAGGTAGCACTTGGGTTTTGGTAGGACAAGATAGAGTTTTACAAGGAGCAGGCACAAGAGGTGCAGTAGGTACAGCATTGAATGAGAGCTTGCCGAATATTACTGGTGTGTTTACATCTGGAAATAACGGTTGGGAAAATGGAACAGGGACAGGTGCTTTTTCTTCCACTTCAGATATTGGATATCATTTTGGTGGGTCTCCTGGTGGTGGTAAAGGAATTATATTCAATGCAAGCAACAGTTCTTCAACATACCAAGACGATGCACCAGTTCAACCTGATGCTTATTTAGTCAATATTTATCGGAGGACAGCATAATGTCTTTATATATTGGAGATACTTTAATAGCAGGCAATATTGGTGGGCGACAGCTTAACAATCCATTTTCTCTGCTTGACTACAAATACAGCGAATACGAGTTAAGTAATGCAAGCTGGTTAATCTCAAATGGGCAGTACAATTCTGGTGCAACATATCAATCGGTTTATAACCTTTTGTTAGCTATCTATAACGGAACTGTAACTAAGGCGGGCGTATCTGTTAAACTCTCGACCGAAACTTATGATGACTATGACTTTGTATTAAACACTGGCGACACAACCTTTAGATTGCCTATTAAAGTCAAGTTACCGAATAGCAAAGGTGTTGCAGGTAATGGAATGGCTTTGGGTGTGACAGATGGTACAAACAACGCAGGTGTGTATTTTCTTCCAAGTGGAATGGCTTACGAAGCGCCTCAAACACTTGTTCCTAGAACAAATTATTATGGGGCTAGCGTTGGGACTTCAGCATCGTATAACGGAGAAACGCCTCTATCTTCTAAGATTGCAGGTATAACAACTGACGCCACCAAATCAGGTATAGAAGTTAAAGATGATTCCTCAATATACCTCTACTTCTATGTAGGAGAAACTATCCAAGATGCTAATATCATTGCCGCCGCTGGTGTGTTGACAGATGTAGCTGATTTGAAAGCTCACTATATCGTTGAAACCTATGAAAACGGTTCGTCTTGGTATCGGGTTTATTCTGATGGGTGGTGTGAGCAAGGTGGAATTGTTTCTAGTGTAGATTATTACAATTCGAAAACTATAAGTTTCGCAAAGACATTTTCAGATACAAATTATTGCCTTTCTATAACTTGTAAAACTAATTCAAATCAGGTTGTAAATGCTAGTACCACGTTACAAGTTTATAATTATTCTGATTCTCAAGCAAATGTATTTAATGTTTCTACTACATCAATTAATGCCTATTGGCGTGCTTGTGGGTATATCAGTTAAGGAGAATACAAATGGAAATTAAAGCAATATTAAACAAACCTTATTCAAGTAAAGAAAAAGCAGACTTCGTAGTTCTTTACAACCACACCAAAGGATATGAGATAAAAGAAACCTCTGATGATTTAGAAGCTTGGGGATTAACAGCAGATGAACAAGAAGAACAGGCGTTAGAAAATAAAAAAGCTCAAATACGGGAAGTTCGTAACTCGTACCTTGAGGCAACAGATAAATATATGCTTGTAGATTTTCCTATCTCTGATGAAGAAAGAGAAAGCTACAAAGCATATCGCCAGTATTTAAGGGATTATACAGCACAAGAGAACTGGTGGGAGAATGAGCCGATGACTTACGAAGAGTGGTTAGTTGCACACCACCCTATTGACAATTCTCTAGAATCTGATACAATAGAATAAGGAGGTGCAAAATGGAAAAACCTAATACAACAATCGAAGTATTTTTGAGTTTAGTAAAATGGTTTCTTATTATTTTACTACTCAATAATCTTATTTGGGGTGCAATATTCTATTCTGCCGTAAATGGAGATGGATTGCACGCAGAACAAGAACAAGGTGGACACGATAACTATCAGGTGATAAACGATGTACCAAAGACAAGAAATTAAGATTAGTGGACTACCGGCAAGTCAAATAAGATTGAAATATACTCTTGGTAAAATGAAGAGCAATCTAAAAACTAACTTTGGCAAGATTAAAGGTAGATTAAATGGAAAGTCTAAAGCGTAAAATAATAGCTTTTTGGCTTACACACTCTTATTTAAGGCGTATTGCAAAGAGATATCCTGAATACTTTGAAAAAAAGAATCAACGATTTAACCGACAATAGAACAGCTCGCAAGATATTCAAGCTCAGATATATGGGAGATTATCCCTTAAAGTTTGAGGCTATTGCTTGCGAATTAAACATAGATATAAGAAGAGTCTTTTCCTATCATAAAGAAGTCATAGATACCATAATTTATGGGTAATTAGAATCATAACTTCAAACATTTTATAATAATATATATCTGATACTCTCAAATCGAAAGGAGAGTAAAAGATGAACTATTACTGGCAACCTACAAGAATACAAAATCTTGCTTCAGTAGTTTCAACAGAAGCACAGATATTTTACGCTAACAGTCCTCAAGATATGGAGCGACTAAATCCTCAACCGAATATTTTATATGTAGGGGTTAATATCCCTAACAAAGAAGTCTATCTCAAGCAAATGAACGGGTTTGGGTTGATAGACTTTGATACCTATACTCGCAAATCCGGCGAACAACAAAAAGATGATTTAACGAAAATCCTCGATAGGATAGACCAACTCGAAAACAATATGAAAGGAAAAGCAGATGTTATTCAGTCAACAAATGGTACAACAAGCAATGAATATGCTGACAAAGGGAATGTTACGCAATCACCCGATAATGCAACAGTTCAATCAAATAATGTCGGGTAAGAATAGCTATGAAGAAAAAAGAGAGGCTGTCCTTGAGTATGGCGAGAAGCTCGGATTTTCACGAAAAGATATGGAAGATTTTTTAAATAATACTCCCGCAAGGTGATTTGGTTTAACTTTTTTAGGAGAAAATAAAATGGCAGATAATGATGGTCTGTTTGGAATGGGCGGAGTTGGCTTGTTAGTAATTCTGTTCTTCTTAATGTCTGGTGGTGGCTTTGGAGGCTGGGGCAATAATCAGGTTGCTACTTCAAACGAAGTTCAGCGTGGTTTTGATAACCAAAACTCTATGGCAAACCAAAGAGAAACTTTGGCAGCTGTAACAAATGGAACAGCTCAGTCGGTTGCTGCAACAAACCAAGTCTTTCACGATTTGGTAGGTTATGTTGGCGATAAATATGCTGAATTGGATAGAGATGTATTAGGCGTTTCTGCTTCGATTCAACAGTCTATTGCAAACCAAAATCAATGTTGCTGTGATACAAAGATGTTGATTAGTGAAACAGCAGCTCAGAATAGATATGATGCTTTGTTAAACACTAATGCAATCATCAACAATGCAAATGTAAACAATCAGAAAGTTCTTGATGCTTTGGCTCAGAACAAGATTGATGCAATGCAGGCTCGTATCAATCAGCTCGAGTTGCAACAAGCGGTGGCTGGTGTTGTGCGTTATCCTACTTCTTATGCGTATAATGCTGGACCGTCTCCGTTCTGTGGCGGCTGTGGCTGTGGTGCTTAATACTGGGCGGAGCAATCCGCCCTCTTTAGGAGATTAAAAAAATGACTTGTAATAATTGTCCTTATCTACATAAAACAACAGCGTTAAGCACAGCAGGATTATTGACAGTTACCAACTCGGATAACGTTGGGAACTTTGAAAGATTTTGCCTAATCTTAACAATTTGCCCTAATAGTGTTATTACTGGTCCGGCTGTTGATTATACCATTACAATAAACGGTGTAAACGTTCCTGTATGGGATAAATGGGGTAACCCTATCACAACAGACAGATTGAGTACACGTACTCTTTACAAGGGAAGATATATCGAGGGGACAACTCCTCACTTGACTTTGATAAATGTATGTGGAGGTGTAAATGAATAGCGAAGAACTACACAAAATGAAAGACCGTATCTGGTCTGGATTGGATATGGTAATGGAAAAAGCCGAGAAAATCGGTAGAGCAAAGACTGAGTGGAGCATAATGGAGCTAGGCGAGATGGCTGACATCGAAAAGGATATGGCAAAGGCTCTCAAGTGCTTAGTTAAGACCGAAGTGTTGATGAACGAACACTCAGTTGACAAGTATTAAGGCGGATTCTCTCCGCCTTGACTTTTCTAAGAAAGGGAAATATAATGGTTGCGAAAGGTAAAAAAATGGCAACAAAGGCATCACTAGTGCTAGACACAATCAAAAAGTCAAAAAACAAAGGCGGTATGACAGCTTCTCAGATAGCTCTTGCTGAGGCTCAAGCAGAGGATTATGCAGATATGAAACTAGAAATTAAAGGTCTAAAAGATGATGTTTCAGAAATGAAAGATGAAATGGTAAACATCAAGACCACAATGGCTGAAGTATTAGGCAAATTAGAGATTTTAGTAGAACAAAGTAACGTAAAAACAAAATTAATAGAAAATAAATACTTTTGGTTGTTTTTGATTGTAACTGTGATGTTGATTGCCGGAGTAAGTGTAGCAGACTTAAAAGGTATTATAAATTAATGTTTTCATTTGTTTTTAACCTTTTTAACCGACAGAAAAAAATGGTAGAGGAAAAACCTATTGAATACGACATCTTTGGGCTGATAAAAAAACACGAGGGTTTCTCGAACACAGCCTATAAATGTCCAGCTGGGGTTTGGACAGTAGGTTACGGAACTACTTACTACCCAGATGGAACTAAAGTAAAAAAAGGCGATATAATAACAGTAAAAGAGGCAGAAAATCTGCTTGCTTGGTACTGTCTTAACGAGATTACATTACCTAAAGGAACATTTAATCCTAAACAGAAGATGGCTCTTTTTAGCTTAATCTATAACATTGGGCAGGGTGCATTTGATAAGTCTAATTGCAAGAAAGCTATTGAGAAAGAGGATTGGCAAGTAGCTTATCTGAATTGGGATTGGACAAAGGCTAATGGCAAAGAACTTGCTGGTTTGGTAAAGCGTAGAAACGAAGAAAAACAACTATTTTTTGAGGGATTGCTATGACATACGTTATTTTTCCTATTGTAGCAATACTAGGCGGTTTTGCTCGTGTATGGTTTGGAAGTGATGACCTACCAAAACCTTTTGACAATAGAGGATTGCAAACAATTTTTATGATGTTACTGTTTGTTATTTGTTTCTTTGATAAAGAGTATACTTGGCAAGGTTGGCTAATGGTCGGAGTTGCCACCTGTTGGATGCAATTTCAATACTGGTCAAGAGGACACGGAGCTTGTATTGATATGGGCAGAGATGCAAAACCAACGCCAGAAACAATTAAACGCTATAATGAAAGGTGGTATCATATCCCTTGTGATTGGCTCTTGCCTAACCATAAATACGGTTTCCTTTATGACTTTATTTACACTTGTTTCAGATATGGCTGTCCTATGATACCAATGATGATATTTGATTGGAGATATTTATTGGTTGGTCTGTCTATTGCACCGATTTATTCTTTTTCCGATACATTAGAGCAATATGACGGATGGTTATTTAAGGCTAATAAATGGTATTGGCGTCGTGGTTGGAGCTTGGCAGAAGGTCTAAGTGGAATGGTAACATATGGTTCTTGTTGTTTATTGGGGTTGCTATGAATAGAATAAACATTTATTGTTGGTTAATAGCGTTATCAATCATCATCTTTGGGGGATTTTACATCAAATATCTGAATAACGCTCTGGATAAAGAAAAAGTAGCAAGAAAACTGTGTGAAACTCAACTTAAGGAGAAAACAGATGCAGAAATATCGTCCAGTAAGCTCATCAAAGAGCTTAGGCAAAAAGCCCTCGCTGATAAACCTGTGGTGGATTGTTATAATAGTCCTATGCCTGAGTATGTTGTTAGCGAGTTGTCAAAGCTCAAGTAGGGGTTATAATGCTTGTCTAAAGTCTGCAATCACTTGGGGACAGGCTGTCGAATGTGGAATTGAATTGCACGAGGCTCAATAATGAAAGAACAAAGACTAGACTTTAGCGACTATTCAGCAAAACAGCAAGAAGCTGATGTCAGACGTAACAAAATAAAAGAGGATAAAAGGTTACCGTTCGAAGTCTATGTAATGCGTGTTAATGGCGAGTGGTCTGGTGTAATGCCTAGAGCCAAACACAACATAATCTTTACACCTGATAATGGCGTAGAGCTTAAAGATTTCGTTGAAGATGTGCAGAAAGATTTAGCAGAGATTGGGATAAAACCTCGATTCAGATGTGTAAATAACTTTGGAATGGCTAAAGAGGTATTAAAAGCAAAGCTAATCGAAAAAATGAAAAGCAGATAAATGGCAAAATTAGAGATTTTTATATACAGACCAGAAAGACAACCTAATCCTAATGTAATTCCTGATTTATGTTACACGCTTAAAGGGCAAAACTACCGTGAATGGCAAAGAGACCAAGAAGAAGTATATCACTATAAGGTTGAGCAGATAAAAAGAAAATTAAACAAAAGACCTAAGCACAAAGTTCTTGATTATTGGAGATAAAAGGAGCGGATAAAAACACCGCCCCTCATATCGTTTGCATCTGTTCCTGATGAAGAAAAGAACAGACAATTTAATATAGCACAATTTTAAGCAAAAGTAAACCGCCCTCAAGGAGCAGATATGAGAGCGGTTGGAGGACTATATTATGAAAAAAACCAATCATATTATACAACAAATTTAATATTTGTCAAGCTTTTTTCTTCTATTACCACCTTGCCCCTGATAAGGAATAGATAAAGCTTTTTCAATATCCCAACCATCTACAAGTCTTCTGTAATATACTTCATAGTTTGGATTGTCTTTTGTTATGCCGTTTTCTCTGAGAGCTTTTGTATAACCCTTGTTTTTACGAATATCAAGAGCTTCCAAAGGGCTTGTCTTGTAAAGCGATGCTTTAGCAAATAAATTGCGATAATTGATATTATGAATCTGACAATATTTATACAATGTCATACCATCTTTGTAATAAATTCTCTTTGGCATTTTACCCCTCCTGAATATAGAATAATATAATTAAAATAAATGTCAATAAAATTATAAAAAAATATTGACTTTTATTTTTTTATTGTGTATTCTTTAATCGAAAGGAGAAAGAAAATGAAAGTGATTAAGACGATTGCTTTAACTCATACGCCTACAACGCATATTATCTGTATTCCTGTTGAAATCGTAAGAGAGTTAGGCTTAGAAAAAGAAAACAGAGTTCTCGTAGAACTTGACGGTAAGAAAATAATTATAACAAAATTGGAGCAAAATTAATGGAAGAAACTTTAGTAAAACTAAAAGCACCGTTCCCAGCTGATAAATTATCTTGGAGAATAGGTCAAAAGAATAAAGATAAAACCAGAGCGATGATGTTGGTTTATATTGATTCTCGAGATGTTCAAGATAGATTAGACGAAGTATGTGGATTAAACTGGTCTGATAGCTATTCAGAGGTAAAGGGGCGTTTGGTTTGTTCAATAACTATAAACGGAGTAACACGAACAGACGGAGCAGGCGACACAGACTTTGAAGCTGAGAAAGGGGGACTCTCTGATGCTTTTAAGAGAGCCGCTGTCAAGTGGGGTGTTGGGCGTTATTTATATGATGCCAAGAATTATAACACTTGGGTTGATTGTAAAGACATGCCAGATTATGACATTTACAAAAACAATAAAGACTATTTAGATAAAATAGCCGGATTGTTGAGTAAAGGCGTTATTACATATAAATATTATTTAGAAAGAGTAAAAAATTGCACTTCGAAAGAAGAGCTTGATTCAATCCTTGCAGAAGCTAGAATCAAAGCAAAAGAGGAGTGTTGGAGTACTGGAAACAATGAAACATTTAAAACCAATGTAACAAAGAAACAAAAGGAGCTTGAAAATGAAACTGTGGAAAATTCTGACGAAAAATAAATCTATTTATCCGACACAAAAAGAAGAAGTCTTGATGTGGCTGAAAGAGAATAAAACTATTTCTACAATAGAAGCATCTACTAAGCTGTTTGTTGCTGATTTGCAAGGAGTTATTAGAGACTTAAAGAAAGATTATAAAATATCTTGGAAGTGGGTTTATACTCATTCTAAGTACGGCAGACCGACACAGTATAAAAAATATAAGTTTACTGAAAAATATGACAAATACATTGGTTATACACCTTATGGAGATTAAAAATGAATGAAATTAAAATAGACGGCATTTTATGCAACAAGAAAGAGAGTTTTACTCAAAATGGTAAATGTATCACAACTTTTGGATTAAACTTCTACAATGGCAAAAAAGACGGAAAAGCGGTATATGATTTTATTGATTGCAAGATGTTTGAAAAAGTAAACTTCCAAAACAAGGATAAAGTCGAATTAGTAGGCTGGTTAGGAGTTGAATCTTGGACTAAAGACGGCAAGACAAACAAGAGGGTTGTTGTCTATGTAAAAGAACTTGTTAATAAGTCTGTGGATAAACCTGTTGATAACTCCAATGATGACTTCGGGTGTGATATACCTTTTTAGAGCTATGAGATATTCAAGAGAAAAAATAAAAGAACTAACAGGCATTGAAATAAAGGGCGATTTCGGATATGTACAAGTGTTGGAAGAAAAACAATACAAGTCAATCCGTCAGAACGCCCTGTTTCATAGTCTGTTAATGTGCTTTTGGGAGTCAAAGCTAAGCAGTTTTGATACCTATGATGAGATGCGTAATCATTATAAAAGGATAGCTCACTTATGCGATGTTAAATGGGAAAATAATCTAAAAGACACTACCAAACAAATCCTCTGGAGAGCAATTA